AAGATCCCGAGCGTCTCGGTGTAGCCCTGCACGATTTGGCTGATGGCGTCCGGCGGGTACTGCGGACTCGGCGGGTTGATGATGTCGAGCCGGTCACCGATGTCAATCGCGAGCGCAGCGTTCATCAGGTCCACGCTGGACGTGAAAGCTGAGTACCTCAGATTGATCGGGATCTGCGGATAGCGCGGCTCGTCCACGGTGCCGAACCGCAGACGCCACCCAGCCTGGTCCGGCAGGAGCGAGTCGGCGCTAAGGCTGATGTCGTAGTTGGTCGAGTAGTCGCCGACCCCGTTCGGCGGCTGCTGGATCGACATGCCTCCGGTGGCCTGTACCAGCTGGTAGCTGGAGCCGTTTTGGCGGGAGACCGTGATGTCGTTCCGGGTGGAGGTGTCGTCGTCGACCGGCACCAGCGGCCCGGACAGTTGGTGCTGGGACATGTCCAGCGTGAGCACTGCGGCCTGGTTGTACATGGTGCCCTTGCTGCGGAAAAGCAGCGCCAGCTGGTCACGGGCCTCCCACAAGGGTGTGAACAGCGTGTCCGGGCACTGCTGCAACAAGTTCCCGAATGTGTCAACGCCCTGGTAGCCCATGGCCGTCTCGTCGCCGGGGTCAATGCCGCCGGCCACGAACTTTGTAACCGCCTGAACGTTCTGCTCGCCGCACAGCCGGCTGAACCGAATGACCGGCGACTCGCCCAACCACGCGTTTGCGGGGTTGACCACGGCAAGCGCAGTCAGGAACAGCGGATCGGGTGCCGCCTGGTATGCAACGTGGCCAATAGTGGTTGCGAGGAGCCTGCCGTTGGCGTTGATGGAGACAGTGTTGGCAGCGCCGAGCGTTCCGGAGAAAGTCGTGGTGAAACCGCTGCCGCTGCCATTTAAGAAGGTGACGTTGAAGGAAAGATCCAAGGTGCCGGGCGTGACGTCCGGTGCGATCGAAAGTTGCACACAGAGCGGAACCCCGTTCACCGCCGTCTGCTGAACTGCCGAATACAACACGGCACCGCTCGCGCTGTATGCGGACATGGTGAGCGACCCGCCGGATGCCGTGTTGTACACCACATCCAGCCGGACCACCGTTCCCGCGGTCACCAAACGCGCGACTACCGCACCGTCCTGATCCCCGGCCGCAGGGATCGACAGCAGGAACTCCAGGTTGTTGGCGGTCGTGGAGGACACTGCCGGGATCGATCCACTCCAGACAGAGCCTGCCAGCGTAGGCAGCGGCGCCGACCCCTGGAAGCTCGTCGAGTCGTTGGCGAAGGTCGGCAGCGCCGTCAACGTCATCGGCGAGCCGCCGGAAAGTCCCGAGGCGATCTGCGTGGCGGACTGCGCGTCCTCGCAGGGCCAGTACGCAGCAGGCGCCGTCAGCGTGGAGGACGTGAACTGCGACGACGTGGCGGCGATCGTGTAGGCGCGGACCATCGGCGACCGCAGCGGCTGCGTGCCCTGCCGCAAACGCCGCAGCATCCCCGACGCCTGAATTGTGACCGTGATGTCCCGGCCGGAGATGTCCGAGGTCGTCGGCCACGTCGGGACCTCACCGTGGAAGCGGTAACGGCGGATCTCGTTGTTCAGGCGCGAGACCCGCAGCGGCGTGTTTCGGGTGAGCTGCCCGTACCACGGGCCGAGCGGATTGCGCGGAGAGAACCGGCCGTCCCGGTTGTTCAGGACCATGCTTGCGGTCTGTGGCTGGACCTGGCTGGTCTCGTCAGAGCGGCCACGGATGATGGTGACGCCGACGTTGTTCCGGTAATACACGTAGCTTGAGATGTTGGTCCACGCCGAGTTGACGAAGATCTCGACCATGAGATCGATCGGGCCGCCGTCGCCGCCGTCAATGAGGCTGGTGCCACCCGGAGGCGTGGCAAGACCGAGGCCACGCTTCCACTTTGCGCGCCCCCAGCCCTGGACCCTCGCCGCCGTAGTCGCCATCTACTCGGCCCAGGTCACCCAGCACAGCATGTTCACGGCCGCCGAGAACGTCACCCGGACCCGCAGGAATTTCGAGGCCGCAACCAGCGGACGCTCGTCCGGCATCCAGTCGCGCAGGTACTCGTTTCCCTGCGCGCCGTTCGACACGCCGAGGACCGTCTGGGCGTCGAACAGCCGCGTTGCCGTGATGGTTCCCTCGGCGGTGGCGGTATAGCCGGTCGCCGACGTTCCCAGCGTCATCAGCGACGCCGTGCCGTTCGGGTCGGCCGGCTGCACGCCAGCGGCCACGTGCGCGGCTACCGTGGCAGCCACGTCCGTCTGAATCAGCTCCACGATGCCCGTGCCAGTGGTGGCCGGCGCGGCGTCGATCGAATAGCCCCACGACAAGATCTGAAGCTGACGCGTCGAAGGTGTGGCAATCTGGAGCATGGTTTTGATGCTGGTGCCGGTGGTGACCTTCACTGTTGCGGCGGTCGTCGCCATCGCAGCGTTGTAGGCGGTGTATATGGGCATCGCCGCTCCTTAGAAATTCTGCCCAAGCGCCTGCTGGACGCTGTTGGGGCTGTTGCCGTATCGGATCCGGATGTTCTTGCGCAGCCACGTCAAAAGCTCGTCCCCGTGGCCGCTGCCGGGCGCCCAGTCCAGTTCCACGCGCACCGACTGGGCGCCTGCGCCGCCCTGGGCGAGCATCGACTGGGTGTTGGCGTGGGGCATGATCTGGGTGCCGTCCGGCAGCCGCATCGCCTCCACGCCCCGCTCGCCGATGATGGCGGCCAGGCCACCCGCGCCGAGAGGGCCACCCATTGCCTTGAACGGCCCGATGGGCGGCACGCCGACGGTGACCGAGCTGACGTTGATGCCGTCGGTAAACGGGATGGGGATGTGGAAGCTTGGCGTGGAGAAGCGCAGGGAGTTCCAGGCCCCGGCGATACCGTTGAGGGCGACCAGGAATTCCCTCCTAACCCAGTCCCACATGCCCGCGCCGGCCGAGGCCAGCCGCCCCGGCAGCCCCTTGACCCACGCGATCATGTCGTTCATGTGGTTCTGGACCCAGGTGACGCCGACTTGCGCTGCATCGCCCATCTTGGCCAGCGGGACAGTGACCTTGTTTACGGCGTCGGTCAGCCACGGAAGCACGGTTTGAGCAAGCCAGCTAACAGCCTTCGTCAGCGGAATCATCGCCAGGGTCTGGAGCGCGACCATCGCGAGCTCAACCTTTGCGATCGGCTCGGCCATCTGAATGAAGGCTGCGATGAGCTGCGCCAGCGGTGGGATCATCGGGGCGATGAGCGGCAGGAGCTGCGCAAAGATCTTCACCATCTGCGTTATAGAAGGCATCAGCTGTATAAAGGCGTTCAATAGGGCGGTACCGATCATGGTGGCCGCCTGCTGAATCACAGGTATCAACGGCTGCACCGCTGGCAGCAACGTAGTCAGCAAGACATCGGCCAACTTGGACACGATGACCAAGACCGGCCCGATTGCCGGCATCAGCGCCCCGATCAGGTGCGCGGCGAGCACCAGCCAAGGAGATAGATCCCTGATGACCGGCACAAGCGCCTGAACCAGGACATTCGCCAGCTGGGCGATCACCGGCCGCAGCGCCTGCATGACCGGCCCGAGCGACGACGCAATCGTGCCTGCGAGCGTCCCGAGCGGCCCCAACAGATCGGACACCGCCCCCAGAAGCTGACTAAACAACAGGCCAGCACCCTGGCCTGTGCCCACGAGGTTCTGGAAGAACTGCGGGATACCCGTGGCCATGACCTGCCGGAAGCCGTCAGCCAGCCCCTGTACGATCGGGCCAGCCTTTGAGACGGCATCGGTTACGCCAGATATCAGCGGCAGAACTCCACCGGCGAAGGTCTGCGCAGCCTTCAGCCCGTCATCGAAGATCTTCCCGAGCTCGCCGCGGAAGGCAGGGTTCTGAAGCAGCTGACCGAACTGGGTCGCCACCCCGCCGATCAAGTGACCCATCTGCCCGATCGCGCTGTTGATCCCCGGCATCGAATCGCTGATGCCAGCCAGCAACGGCATGAACCCCGGCAGCAGCGAAGTCTGTGCGGTGGCCTTCAGTTGGTCGAAGGCGCCCTTCATGCTCAAGATCTGGTTGACGAACGCACGTCCGGCCGGGGTCAAGTTCTGCATGTCCTGCGCGAACTTGTTGACCGCCGCGCTACCCGACGCCGCAGAAGCAGCAGCGGCCAGCGCCTGCTCCTTCTGCGTGTCCGACAGGTTCTGCACGGCTTTCTGGATCGCCTCGGCCGAGTCGGCCTGCTGCCGCGCGGAGGCCTGCACCGCGCGCGCAAGAGCCGTCTGGGCGTCCTTCTGCGCCAGTGCCGCATCCGCCACCCCGTGCTGCGCCGAGGCGACACCCTCGCTCGCCTTTGCCACCGCGTTCTGCGCCGACACCACGCCCTGCATGCCGCTCACGCCGGACTTGTTCGCGTCGTCGGCCTTCTGCTGCGCCTCAACCTGCCGCTGCTGGGCATCCGTCAGGGCCTGCTGCGCCGACAGCAGATCAATCTGTGCCTGCCGTCGCTGGTCGTCGCTTGATGCGGCGGTGCCGTTGACCTGCGTCAGCTTCTCGCGGGCCTGGGTCAGGTTCAGCTCGGCCTGCTGCACGCCAATAGTTGCGTCGGCTGCCGCGTTGTTCAGGTCCTTCTGCTGGTTCGCGGCATCCAACTGCGCCTGCGTCAGCGCCTTCTGCGCATCCGTCAGCGACTTCTCGGAGTCGGTCAAGGTCTGCTGCGCCTGCTGAAGGCTGTAGGCGGAAGACGCCACCCGCTCCTGCGCCGAGTAGATCTGGTCCGCGGACTGCTGCGCGGCCTGCGCGGCCTGCTTCTTGGCATCCGTGATCGCCTGCTCGGCGTTGCGGATCGCGATCGCGTTGGAGAACGCGGTCTGTGCCGACTGCGCGCCAGACTGACCCGCCGATGCCGACTGCTGCCCGTAGTCCTTCAGCGCCGAGATGACACCGCCGAAACCGAGCGTCATCGCACCCGCGCCAACCACCACCGCGGCTGTCACCGCAGGAATCGCGGCCAGCGCTGGAGCCAGTGCAAGAGCACTCGTGATCAGGCCGGCCATCTTCAGCTTCGCCAGGTCGAAGCCGCCGCTGGAGGACGCGGCCTTCTTCCCCGCATCGTCGGCGGCGTTCCCCGCGTTCTCTAGGCCTCGGCCCGCTTCCTCGGCGGCCGGGCCGATCTCACCCAGGGCTCGTTCGGCGTCGCGGGCGCCGCCCTCAGCTTCCGTGCCGATGCGCCGCATGCCTTCGTCGAAGTTAGAGGTGTCAGTCTCGACTGGTACCTTGATGCTTTCGCCGCCGGCACTGCCTGCCGAGGCCTTCGCCTTCGCTGCGATCGCCGCAAGCTCCGCCGAGGCCTGGTCCTTGACCTTGACCAGGATTTCGATCTCATTCGCCATGTGTCACCTCCCTTCTGGCGCGTCAGGCTCCGGGCGCTTGCCCATTGCTTCGATCTTCATCAGCCGAAGCAGTAGCGGGTCCTCGTTGAGCAGACCCGACAGGGTGTAGCCGGGGAACTCCCGCAACATCCCCAGCAGCTGTCTGGCCTCTGTCAGCTCGCCAGGCTCGCCGGCAGCGTCTCCATTCGAATCGAGGACAAAGCCGTGTCGGGCATAGTGTTCGAGCTGCTCGGCAAAGGGCCGGGGACGCCGACCTGCGCCTTCTGCCACGCGGACGCGATCATGTTGACGTAGCGAACCTCAAGGGTTTTCAGACCCTCCAGGTTCGGCTCCACCGGGTTCTCGTCGTCGTCCGTGAGGTTCCACGAGATGATGTGCGCGGCCATCTCCTCGTACTGCGACAGCGCCACCTCGGCGTTCGCGATCGTCGGCACAGTCACGTCGACGCCTGACACCTGACTGATCGTCGTGAATGCGTCGCCGAGCTTGCCGCCGAGCATCACCACTTCCAGGCCGTCCAGGTCGGTACCTTCGAAGTCGAGGCGGTACTTGCTCCGCGGAGGCTTGAATCCCATATCAGCCCCTCACGACCACGTCGGGACCGCGCCGTTGGCGAGCGCGCCGGGCACAGCCCAGGTCAGCGCACCGCCCGTGGCACGGGTGATCGGGTAGTCGGTCAGGACCACCGTCGGCGCCAGCGTCTTCGATGCGATCGTCATCGTCACCAGCCGGTTGACCGACGTAGACGTGATCGTCTTGAACACGTCGTGCGACTTGTTGCTGTCCGGGTTGAAGACGCCGTTCATGGTGATCGAGAAGTCGGCGAGCAGCAGCAGCCGCTCGTTCGCGGACTTGTCAATGCCGGTGACGTCCTGCACCGCGCGCGGCGTCGCGAACTGGAAGTTTGTTATATCGTTCCTGATATCCTGCGCGCTGTTGCTGGCGTCGTCGACGCTCAGCGTGGTCCACGCAAGACCTGATTGCTTGGGCATTCTCTCTTACCCTTCCTGGACGGCCCGGGCGACCCGGTCCTGGTGGTTGGCGAACTGGTCGACCCAGTCCTCCGCGTACTTGTGCTGGCGCACCTCACCGCGCGGGTTACCGCGCCAGTCACCGCCCTTGACGATGAACAGCTCCGGCTTGCCGATCGGGGTGCGGTGCTCGGCGGCGGCGAAGCAGGCTTGGCCGGCCTCGAACTCCAGCCACGTCTCGCCCTCAGCGATGTCGTGCCGCACGTACCTGCGGCCGGAGCGGTGGATTGCCCACCGGTCCTCCACGGACAGGCCATCCAGCCGGACGCGCCAGCCATTCAGGTACTGCTCGCAGTTGACTTCGGCGCAGGTGGCGACACGCCAGTGCGTCTCCAGCGGCATGGAGATCTGGAATGTTTGGTAGGCGTGCGCGGGCATGGCTGGCTCCAGCCGCATCCCGTCGTCACTATCGATCATCGACTCAGCCTCCTTAGAAAACCTGGCCGGCGATGGAGTTCCGCACGAGCACCACAGCGAACGTCGCCGAGCTGAACCCGCCGGAGGTGGTCGTGACGGCACGCAGGTACCGGCGAATCGTCGCGGTGTTCGCAGTGGCAATCCGCTGCGTGGTGTGTGCGGCGGTGGTCGCGGTGAACGTCAGCCCGGTCACGTCCGCGAACGAGGAGTTGTCCGCCGAATCCTGGATCTTCACCGTGACGTCGGTGCCGGTGAACGCGGTCACCTGCAAGTAGGCCTGCGCGCCGAACGCCGTCACAGCCGTCCACGTCCACGTCGGAGCGACGGTGTACGTCAGGGTGATCGACTGCCCGGCAGGCAGCGTGTACGTGCCCGCGCCGGAACCAACGGTGACGCCGTTGATGACGACCGCGGTCATAGTGCCGCCGGTGATGACCACGGTGACCGGTATCGAGCTCGTGTTCTTTACCGGGGCGCCGGATGCGGGCACCGAGGGGGTGGCCAGGCCGCCCGCCGAGTCCACGCCAGTGCCGTTGGTGGCTGCGGTGTCGGTGCGCAGCCCGGCAGTGAGGAGGTTGCCCCATTCCAGGCCGTAGGAGTTGGCGTCGGCTTGGATGCCGAACGTCAGCATGCCCTTGTTGTCGCGCGTGGGGTCGTAGTTGATCTGCTTCTCGACCATGCACGCGGCCGGGCTGCCGAGGGTTGTGCCGCGGCAGTACATCATGTGCTGGTCGGCTGTCGGCAGCGTCGACAGGGCAGCGTGTTCCTGGTTCGAGGACGGGTTGAAGAACGACTTGTAGGCGATCTGGCCGTCGCGCAGGCCGCCGATGCGCTCGAATGCGAGCTTGTCGATGGCGGTGACCTCAAGCAGCGCCACCGACCCGGAGATCTTCGACAGCTCGCCGACGTCGCCGGACAGGTTGTAGCCGCCGACGTAGAGGTTGTCGCCCAACCCCGAGGACTTGGTCATATCAGCCCCTTCCTATCCGTTGATCTCGTGTACGGCGCGGTCGATGATCGGCTGGCACTCCTCAAGCACCATCCCGCTGGCGTGTTGCGTGGCCCTGCGCGCAGCGGCGTAGCCCTTGAACCGGGTCTTCGGGAAGTTCCGGGAGCCAGTGCCCTCCAGCCAGTGGCCGTAGATCACCCCGGCGTCGTTGACCGCCAGGTCCCGGCCCCGCTGCGCGATGTTGATGTGCGACTGGTAGTAGCCGGTCGGGTGCTTGAAGCTGGCGTCCATGTAGGCCTGCCAGACCTCCTCGGCGACGTTCCCCATCCGCGTCCGGCAGTCGTCGATGGCCTGGCGCAGGATCGCTGCGGAGGTGCCGTTGAACAGCGGGCCGGAGGCGTTCACGGTGATGTCGATCACGGCGCCTGCCCCCACACGTCGTTCACGACCAGTGGCAGCCGGATAGTCATGATGCGAAACAGGCGGCCGTCCTGGTTGACGTAGCCCGCCTGCGCAGATAGCGGCGTCCCAAACTCGCCAAGCAGATCCACCTCTCGGATCTGACCCTCCAGCGTGAACGCGCCCGAATAGGCGCCGAGCAGGGCGCTGACCGCCTTAAGCATGTCCGGGTCGATCGCGTCGTACGGCTCCTGCAACATCGGCGTGTAGAGCCTGACGTTCATGACCATGAGGACGGAGGTCGAGACCAAACCCGACGACCCCGTTGCCGGGCCGATGTCCTGGGGCCAAATCGCGCAGGTCATCCCCGCCTGGGGCTTCGCCTTCGGCTCATGTAGCGTCACCTGCTCGAACAGCCCCAGGGTTTGCGCGTGCGACTGCACCGAGGAGGTAATCCCGTCCACATCCAGCGTCACGTCACACCGTCCTCTGCCGGGCCTTGCGGCCGAACTGGACGTAGCAGCGCTGCCTCAAGTCGGGCAGTCCCTGGCCGATCTTCGTGATTCCGGAGGCGCCGTCTCCCTGCACCGTGGTGTAGGCGCCGAGCTGCTGCGCCACATCCACCACGGCCTCGGCGATGGCGAGCTGTTTCACCAGCCGCGGCACCACGGCGATCTGCGCGGCGGCCGCCAACAGGTGTGTGGCCGCGGCCGAGCCGAGCGCACCGCGCACAACAGCCAGCTGCCGCAGCGCGTAGATGGTGGCGCCGGCGTGGGTCGCCAGGACGGTCCCGTCCCAGGCCCGTTTCACCGTCAACACGTTCCCGGCGATGTCCACAACGAGGACCCGCTCAGAGTCCAGCAGCAGCGTCTCACCGATGCTGAACTTGGTGCCGTCGGTGACGCCGAGGGCGACGTCGGCGTTGTTGGCCGTGGTCAGTCCGGACTGCTGCGCCTGCGTGGTCGACAGCATCGTCTTGTCGGTAACCAGCATTCGCTCGGTGCCGACCATCATCACGTCGCCCACACCCACAGCCGCGCCGTTGGTGATCTGGGCTGTTGTTGATGTGGTGTCGGACATGGCCGCGGCGAGCGCGCCGGCCGGTGCGAATACGTCTTGGTAGCCGAACATGCCGGTGATGCGGACGTCCCGTTGCGGGGTGTCGCCGAGGCCGAACGTTGAGGAGGTGGACCGGTCGAGCTCCAGCCTCGTGAACGGCGGCGCGTAGTTCCACGGCCCCCACAGGGCGCTTGCGACAGGGATGGTCTGCGGGCTGTTGCCGCCGGTGGTGACGACCGGGACCGTGGTGGTGACGTCGGCAAGCTCGTTGGCGTCGAGGTAGATCTTCCACGGGTAGGTGGCCTGGAAGTTGGGCCAGTCGAAGTAGCGCGTGGCGAAGGTCGTGTAGAACACGCGGTGGGTGAGGCCGTCGATGCCGTCGGACGCGGCTTCGATGGCGCGATCGACCTGCTGGTCGTTGCGCGCAGACAGTTTGATGTCAGCGGCCTGCTTGACTTCTTCTCTGGTGGCGTAGGTGGGTCGCGTTATGGCCATGAGAGGTTCCCTGTGTCAAACTTCCGATGGCACCCGCGGCACAGCTGTATGTAGTCCGCCATGTCCATGCTGAAGCCGCCCTCGCCGTCGAGGTGGCCGGCCCCGGTGAACGCCCAGTCATAGATCGGCGAGTCGGGCGTGCCGCACTTGTCGCAGTGGTCGGCCGCGCCCTTGTCCCGGGCAAGCCGCGCGTGTATAGCGCTGCGCGAGGAGACGTTCTTCTTGGCCTTCTGGAGGCACCAGCCGCAACCGCAGCCGCTGCGGTGGGTAAATCCGCGCGCCTTCGCGGCAGCGCTGATGTTCGCGCGGTACGCGGCGGAACGCTCGCGTGGCGCGTGCTTCTTGCACGTGCAGTCAGGCGCACAGGGTGTGCGCACATATACACCGGAAGGCACCTTGACTCGCTTTCTGTCCTAGGGCGCGCACGCCCGGAGCCTTGTGGCCGTTGCTTGTTCAGTTGTCGTCGTGCGCCGTCAGCTCAGGAGGCCACCAGCCAGTACACGGCGGCAGCCGTTGTGGCCCCGGCGACGTCGATCGAGGACGGCATGCTGCCCAAGCTCCCGATCACAATCGCCGGCCGGTTGCCCTTCACCGTCGGCAGGTGAATGCCGGAGCCCGAGAACGAGCCGCCGATCTTCGGGTCCGTAGACAGCGCCGTGAACAGCCCCACGTAGTAGTTGGTGTTGGCGGCCGCCGTGTAGGACGCCGTCAGCGGGGCCTCCACGTAGGTCCCGGCGTTCGCGCCGCTGGTCAGCGCCGACGTCATGTCGGCCGTGGTCGCGAGCTGCGTCCCGCCCTGCGAGAACAAGGCCATGGAGCAAGCCCCGGGCCCTGTTGCGGCGGTCGTCAGCCACAACCCCAGGTTCGAAATCAGGCCCGCGCCGGGCCGGATCAGCGACAGCAGCAGAAAGCCTGAGGTCGCCCCCAAGTTGTCGTTGTCGACGCTGTCCAGCGGCACCGGCTCTGCAACCAGGCCCAGCATCGACGTGTACGCGTCGCGGCCGGACGCTGATGCGGGCGCGTAGAGAGGCATCCACGGTCACCAGCTCGTCACTCGCGCAGCGCCGTTGGCCGAGGCCCAGATCCCGTCGACCTGGCCGGTGTACAGCGGCAGCGGGAACTCGTAGTAGGCGCCGGCGACCAGCTGCACGGTGTACGAGGTCGTCGAGGCGGTGGCGCCGAACTTCACGTACAGCACGGCCGTGGAGTCGTTGTAGATGGTGCGTCTGTTGGTCGAGGCCGCGGCGGCAGCGAACAGCGTGACGTTCGACGCCGAGGACGCGACGGACGCAAGCGTCGCCGTTGTAGGCCTTAGGGCCGTCACTGCTGCTCCTTCACATGCCGGAGTGGATTTCGGGGTCCCAGTCCCTGGGGTACTGCCAGCCGTCGAAGGGGCAGTAGAGAATGCCGGGTTCCTGCGGCGGGCCCTGTCGTAGCGGCTCGCCGTCGTTCGGACAGGCAACCGGCGGGATCGTCTTGTAGTAGGACTGGTATTCGGCCTGCTGAACCAGCGTCGAATACAGGTCCCAGCCCGTAACCCCGCCGTCGCTCATGGCCTACGCCTCCGGCGCCTTCGCCTGGAGCTGCGGCCCCTGGTGCACGTCAGTGACGGCCGTGTGCACGCCACGGAACCACGAGCTGACGGCCTTGTACTCGGGCTTCGACAGCACCGCCCGCAGTTCGGCGACGAGCTTCTCCTCCAGCGCCCGCGCGTCGGCGCCGACGCCGGGATGGCCGGAAGCGGTCAGCATCCACGTCACGGCGTGGCCTCCGACTGCGCCGGCTCGGCGGCCGAGGACTCGACGTGGTCGGTGATCCGCGCCGCCAGGTCCGCCTTCGTACCGTCGGTTGCCAAGCCCAGGCTGACGGCGTGGTCCTGAAGCTGCGCCTTCGTCATCGACGAAACGTCCGGGGCCGCGGGTGCGTCGGCCGCCGGGGCCGGGGTCTCGGCAGGCGCCTCCGGGGCTTCCGGCGCGGCAGGAGCGGCCTCCTCGGCGGGCGCAGCCGGGGCGGGATCCGCCACGGCGGCCTGCGCTGCGGCTTCCTGCTCCTCCCACGCGTTCGAAGCACCACCACTGGTTGCCTTCGGCATTGCTTTCTCCTCAGTGCACATCGGGCATCGGGTCAGGTCGGCGGCGATGTTGCGGCAGCCGCACTGGCACGTCCACATGCTCAAACCGCCACCGTCTCGGGCTCGGCGTCCGCGGCGCGCAGCGTCAGGCGCTGGCCGGTGGACACGCGCACCCGCAGCGTCACGCAGCCGAGCGGGTAGTTGACCATCCCCATCACCTGCGTCACGTCGATCGCAGCATCGCCCTGCATCAGCAGGTACCGGCCGGCCTCGCGCACCAGCCGTATCTCGCCGGCGCTGACCGCGACCTGCTGCTTCCTCACGCCTGCCATGCCGCGTCTCCTGTCATGTCGTTGGGGGCGGCGCGTCCGGTCGGGAGCCGGACGCGCCGCCGCGGTTACGCCGGCGCGACCGTCGAAGCGACCAGGGTCGCCCCGGGAGTCAGCGGTACGTACGTGCAGAACCACTGCACGACGCCGTCCGGGCTGGTGCCGGTCACCACCGACTTGATCGAGCCGGTAGTGACGATCGCGCCGAGCAGCGCGGTGCCGCCGACGAGGAACGCCGACGCGGCGCTGGTTCCGCGGGTCAGGCCCACGACGGATCCGGCGACGGTGTCGGTGGTTCCGAGGTCGGTGGAGGTCACCAGCGTCATGGTGTTGCCGGCGGTCGGGACCAGTTGCATGTTCACGCCGTCGGCGACGGTCAGCGAGGTGGTGACCTTGCCCCACAGCGCGGTGATCAGCACCTCGCCGCCGGCCACGGTCCACACGCTGTACGTCTTCGCGCCGTTGGTGGTGATGTCCGCGGTCTGGCCCTGGATGTACCGGCCGACGTCCAGCGTCCGCAGCTGGGTGCCCTGAATGAAGTTGGCCATGGCTTAGGCCCCCAGGATCGCGAGGTTCACCGGGTCACGCTGCACCGTCAGGTCGTGCAGGAACGCCACGCAGGTGGTGGTGTTGGTGCCGGTGACCTGGATGTAGTCGAACTGGTCGGCGAACTGCGACGTGTAGATCGTGATGACCGAGGTGTAGCCGGACGTGCCGCCCAGCGCCACGGAGTTGGTGGTCCACGTCGCGGTCTGCTTCGTCCAGCCGGCGGTGCCGTTGGTTGACGTGTTCTGGTAGAAGAACGACGTCTGACCGAACCCGTTGGCGGTGGTCCAGTTGGTGGTGGAGCCGCCGTAGGTCTTGGCCGCGACCACGGCGAGAGACGCCGCGCCGGAGCCCTTGACCACGAACGACACCGCCGAGGCGTTCTTCAGGCTGAACATGTTGCCGCTGGCGTCGTGGACGATGTCCATGACACGGCCGAGTCCCTGCATACCAGCCATCAGCCGGTTCCTTCCGTGTTCGACTGTGGTCTTGGCCCGGGGTCGTCACTGCTCGGGTTGCCCATTCCGGGCGGGAAGCCCGGCCGCGGGGTTGCAGCCGGGGCCCGCCCGTACTCGGTTAGCGGGTGGCCAGCTGAACGAACGCCGACAGCGTGTTGCTGCTGCCGTTGTGCGGGGTCAGCGGAGACTGGAGCCACGGGCGGCCGTCGACGCGCTCGATGATGCGGTAGGCGACCTGGTTGTTCTGGAACAGGAAGTGCTCGGAGGAGTCGACCGAGACGGCCTGCCGGTCACCGATCAGGTAGTAGGACAGGTCGACGAAGTTGATGTCGCCGGTGGTGCCGAGCTTCGGGACCTTCTCGGTGAAGATGACCGGCCGGCCGAGCAGCGTCACCGGCGGCATGTCCATGCCGCCCTGGCCGCCGGCGAAGTTGCCGATCCAGACCGGGCCGCCGCCGGTGCCGACCGACAGCGCCATCGTCGCCAGTTGCGGGAAGGTGTCGATCGCGCAGATCCACACCGCGTTCTTCACGCTGGTGGGGAGCATCCGCGCGTACATGTCGACGATGTTTTCCCAGATGATCGTCCCGGTGTCCTGGCCGGACCGGGCCGCGACCACCACCGACGCCGGGGAGTTGATGAAGCCCTCCGGCTCGCCGACGCCGGTGGACGTCATGAAAGCGACATCCTCGGCCCACGCCAGACCGGCGGGGATGCGGGTGTCGAACCAGCCGGAGAACGCCGGGGCGTCGTCGAGGAGTTCGGCCGGGACCTTGAAGAAGCCGGTCAGCTTCTTCGCGTCCAGCACGACCTTGCCGAACTTCGCGGTGGACTCGGTCAGCTGGCCGGCCTCCTCGGTCCAGTAGAACTGGACGCCGCCGAACAGGGAGCTGACGTGGCTGGTGTCGTCGACCGTCGGGATCGGCACACGCAGCGTCGACATGGGAATGACGGTGGCGTTGCGGCGGACGATCGTGTCCTCCAGTGCCAGCTGAAGCAGCTCGCTGCGCATGATCTCGGGGATCAGGAAGCCACCGGCGCCCGGCTCCTCGGAGGAGAAGCTGTTCTGGAACTGCTGGACGTTCGCGAGCTTGCTGATCAGCTCGTCGCGGCCCGGCCGGGTCGAGGGGTTGCGCAGCTCGTAGATGGCCTTGCAGTACTCGCCGACGCTGTTGAGCCGTTCGTTCGGCTTGAACGCCCGCTCCAGGTTCGCGCCCATCGACGTCTTGTTGTAGACGGTGCCGCGGCCCTTGGACACGATGGCCGTGCCGTCGAGGGTCAGCTGCGGCCCGTTCTCGCCGAGGCTCGCGCCGAGCTTCGGGCCGCGCTTGGATCCGCCGACTCGCAGCAGGTCCATCACGGTCTTCTGGACACGCTCGTTGAGCTCGTCCTGGTAGTCGCCGTTGCGCTTGACGTAGTCGGCGGCGTACTTGTCCAGGAAATCCTTGGTGGTCCCGGACGCCATCGCATCCTGGGAGAAGATCGCCTTGAGCCGCTTCTCGTCAGCCAGCAGCTCGTGCAGGCCCGCCGAGTCGGTCGGGACGGTCATGGTCGGACTCACTTGGTGCCCCCTCTCAGGGCTTCGGTCAGCACTGCCGAGAGCAGGCCGGGTTCCATCAGGTCGTCCGGCGCGTAGTCCGGGTTGACCTTCTTCATGGCGGCTTCGAGCGTCTTCTGCGCCTCGGCCTTGTTGATCAGGCCTTGGGTTTGCGGGAGACGCCCGAGCGCGTTGCGGACGCCCGCCGCGTTCGGCGGGTCGTCGGGGTGGTACTTGTACGGCAGCGCCCAGGCGTCCTGCTTGGACGGGTCGCCGGAGCGCTTGCCGGCGCAGATGCCGCGGTAGAAGGCCTCCGGGTCGTCGGAGGCAACGCCGTTGTGCCAGGCCTTGGAGGCGTCCCACGCCGAGTTGTCGACGTCGGCGTTGCGGAGCTTCTTGCCGGCCTTGGCCTTCTTGCCGCCGGGCTTCGCCGGGATCGGCTTGATCTGCTTGCCGGACTCGTCGAAGTAGTCGTGGTCGGTGTCGCCTTCGGCGGTGGCGTCGTCGTCACCGTCGCCGTCGGGGTCGAACCGTTCCTTGCCGTCGGCGCCGCGGACCCAGCCGTTGCCGAGCTGGGTGTCTCCGGAGCCGCCCTCGTCCCCGTCGTCGTCGCCCTTGTCGTCGTCGGACGCCATGGGCTTCGCCTTGGCCTTGGCGGCGACCTTGCCGGGGCGGCTGTTGTACACCGACA